AATTTCCTGGATAATGATTATTACCACTCATAAAAGTATACCTCTGAGTGTGTGTTATTAATGGAACTATAACACTATTAACTTCTGTATTAATTGTGCTTAATTGCATCTTTTTAAATACACTATCATTATCATAAAAAGGTGATAGACTAATTACATAATCCTGTCCACCTACAAAAATGTTAGATTTTAAAGTTAATTGTGTGTTACTATCAACAGATTCTACCATTGTAAAAGTAGATGCAGTTTTATTTTGTACTCTATCACCTGCAGAAACTGAAGTTAAAAAAGCAGCATTAGCATCAATTAATTTACCAGTTGATGTAGTAGATACCAATCCAGATGCTTTATCTGCATAATCTAATTGACTTAATTGAGTATCACCTAAAATATCATTTATAGTAATTGCATCTCCAAAGAATGTTACTTTATATGCAAATGGTTTATTATGCTTTAATTGAACACCCTCTAATTGAATCTTACCTTTTTTAAATGGTAATGTATTGATTTCAATTTTTGCTTCTGTTCTTAGCCTTCCATCAAATCCATCAATTATATCAAAATTATAATAATGACTAAATAACTTATTATTTGTTGCACTTGCAGGTAAAGTAAACGATTGAGTAAAAGATGTAAACACCTTAGAAATGTCTTTTACATTAACAATACTATCAGTAATAGTAACCTGTTCATCTTGAAATAAATCAACTCTTTTTTCAATACCTAATTGGTCTTTTATGTATAATTGTAGTGTCTGCATTTATCTTACATTATTTATATAATCTGCTGCCAATTCAAAACTAAATGTATAATCAATTAGTCTATTATTTAAACTTGTTTTTTCTTGAAATGAACTATTAGTTACAAATACTGGTATTGCCTTTTGTGTATTATCTATTGGTGCTACATTACTAAATGTTACCCACACTTGATCTGATAATAATAGTTCTTCAAAAAAAGGATTAAACTCTTCAGGATAAAAACCAGATGATAAGGTAAAGTCTTGTTTAGCAGTTTTATTAAATATTATGACTGCAGGATCTGTAACACTATATGTTCCTGTTGAACTAATAATATTAGATTGAAAACTATCTTTATTTGTTCTTATGTTTGTTGTTTTTCTAGTAAAAAACCAAAGGTCTTGTAATGCACCATATTTATTAATGAAAGTAACTTTATTACCTAGTCCATATTTACTGCAATCTTTTCTAAATATTTTATATGTAAATCCTGCAACAACTACTGAAAGGTTATTATTAGAGGGTACAGTTTGATATTTAATTTGTTTACTTGGTTGAGTTGTTAAGTTTATAAAAGGCACTAAACCTGCAAATGAATTTGGCAGAAATACAGATCTTACACTTTGCATTTGGCTTGTTACTATAGTAGGGTTTGCACCTTCTTTAAATGTATCATAACCTGCATAACCTCTATGATTTACAGTTGTTGTTGAACCAGATATATCTATACCTGCTGCATTTTGAAAGTTAATTTCTGCTTTTATTGACAATGGGTTTGTATCTGGATATGTACCATTAAATGTCATAAGTAAATAATCATTACATAAATCTGATATTTCAAACAGTACTGGTTGACCTGCTACACAATCTTTTTGAATTGTATATCTTAATGAAGTTGCATTACTTGTACTTTGTGCATTTACATATAGTTTTAATGTAGTTTGAACTGCATTTGTAACTGCTGTTTGTGTTTCATATCTTGGTGAGCGTAATAGTATTTCTGCCATTGTTTATTTTTTTGATCCTAATATTATTGCATTTTCTATATCTAAAGCAAATGCCTCAAAGAGTTCATCACCTAATCTTTTAAGACCTTGTTCAAATGGTTTAGTAAAAAATAGATTTGCCTTTAATCCTTTATTATATATGCTTCTTGCTATTAAATAAGACATTGATTCATATGATAAAAATCTACCTGTTTTCTTATCTTGCCATTGAAACTTCTTATCTTTTATCCAACCAGTTTTAGTACTTGGATTATATAGTGCATTAGTTAATCCACCCTTTTTACCAGTACCTGTACCATATTGAAATGGAGACATAGCAGATGCAGTTGCAGGATATGTTGAGGTCTTACCCTTAACTCCCTTATCTACAAACGGACCATAATCTTCCATTAAAAAATTCAATAAGAATATATTAGGCTCAGTTTCTAAATTAAATTTAATAGAATTATACAAAGCACCACCACCTTTATTACCACCAAATCTATTTACATCTTTTGTAAGGTTTGATTTAGATTGCTGAACTACATATTTTCCATAGTCATCTAATATCTTTTTTAAATTAGTAGTATCCATTAGCAGATGTATATATCATTATAAATCTGCACATCCATTGTAGCAGTCCATCCTGCAAGTTGATTTTCAAACCTATCATAAAACGGTTGGATGCTAGGGCTACCATTTAATTGATACATATCAGTATATAAAGTTCCCATCCTTAGTCTCTGTATAAGCCTATTTAAGACTGCTAGTTGAGTGTTTAGAATATTCTGTACATTATCATTACCTTTAAATCTATCAACTGTAAAATCCTTAGATTGGTTAACAATATCACAAGCCAAAACACTTATGTTAAAACTTAATACTTGTTCTTGATCAATTACATTATTTATGATTATATGTCCTAATGGAAATATATCCTGTTTATTTAGATTCACATCCGTAATATCACCAGTACTTACTGTATTAATATTTACATCTTTTAGTAACTCTTCTTTGATGGTTTCTGTTAATTGATAAAAACCCCTTACTCCTTGATTTGCCATTATTTAAAATTCTTTTTTATTTGTTTTGCTTCTACTTCATTTTTTTCTTTCATAAATGAAAGCATCATAAAACATTCGTGAACACCTAATTTGGTGACACTTTCAAATCTTGTAATATCTGAGTTAGCGAGGCTGAAAAGACTGTTATACCATCCCCATTTCCTACTGAAGTTAGATACTGAGTCAAGGCTTCTGTCTCCTCCTCCTCCAAAGAGTTCGTCATAATTTTCGACAATTCTAGTCCTAAATTCCACAAAAAAAAAATTGATGACATAACTGCATCCATTGGCATATCCAACATTGATTCTTCTTTGTTTATCTGATATTCTTCAATGCTATATTTGTCTTTTAATTTAACTAATATAGGTCTGTATAATACACTCATTGCTTTCTCTATATTTTCCCAGTCACCTATAAAGGTATCAAGATCTATATATTCACCTAATGTCATATCATCTAAATTAGGATGAAACCCATACTTAATCTTGTTAAGTTTAAATTCAGTTATTAAAGCAGGTTTTTCTTCAAACAATCTAGATAATATACTTGTAATTTCTAATGAGTCTTTTAACCTTAATAGCATAACCTCTTCTAGTTTAACACCACAGAAAATCTCTATCATTTTAGCATTTAAAAACTTTTCATCTTCTGTATTTTCTTGTATTTTTAAGAACTTCTTATACTGTCTTAAAGTAATCTCTTTTAATGATGTTGGTATTTTGACATTAAGTTTCATATATATATAACGTATTTATTTAGGTTTTTTATAATAGTAAAAGTAATAAAAAAAAGGCAGCCATTTCTGACCACCTCTTATAGATGTAAGTTTTCCCAAGTTATTATCTTACATCATATCTGCATCATAACAACTGCTACTGCAATATGAGGTATTTTTATGTAGTGGTTTCCCACATACATCACATTCATATTCTGGATCATTATCTGGGTTTAAAAAATCATACCACTCCTCCATAGTTGTTTTGTTTTAATAGTTTCTAATTTGATATTCTAACTTTGCAAACTTCAGCATTGTTTTTAACTCTTTGATAGTTTGTAGTAATTGAACATCTGTCATATTATGTCTAATGTCTTTTGTACTTACTGTTAAGTTTTTCATCTTGTTTTGTTTTTATGTTATTATATTGAATATTCTCTTTTTAATAATTTAGAAACCTCATCAATTGTATCACAATAAACTTGACCACATATATTTGATATTGTTCTAATTGCCCATCTTTGAGATTTGTGTTTGTATATAAATAATTCTGTTACATTTTTTTTTACTATTACAAAACACTCTTGGTTATTTGATAATTCATTTTTAATTCTTGCAATGCTTTTCATAATGTCTGTTTTTAATTATACTTAAAGATAATACTTATTTACTTATAAACAAAATATTTTATAACTTATTATTTATGATGGGTAAACCTTCTGAATTTAATGTGATCTCTAAATCAAATGGTACACCACAATCTTCACCTTCACATTTAAAATTATCTTGATGGTTTTTATGACCACATAATTCACATTTAATATATTTCATTTGTTATGTTTTATGTTATTTTAAACGTGATCTTTTAGAAATTCTAATGCTTCTTTTTTTGTGTTAAAATTCATTTTGATTGAAGTCTGAGGATGAATTGACATCTCTTTAGTCCAATATAATTGATAACAATTATTCCATCTGTATAATCTAAACGCTTCTAATAGTACTTTGTTTTCTGCTTTCATTTGTTCTGTTTTATGTTATTATATGTTATTCTATGTTATTATTGTTTTTAGTTTAAATGTTTGTAGGTGTTACATTATAAGAACCATTTATTAATTCAGCAGATAATTCTAAACTTAAACGTCTGTTACTATTAGAAACTAAATAGTTTTCTTTTACTTCTCCATTTTTATCTATTACTGTGTGGTAAAATCTCATAATATTTGTTTTTAATTATACTCAAAGATAACACTTATTATGTTATAAACAAAATATTTTATAACTTTATTTTAATGAAGTGTATATTTACCAAAATTTGGTCTTGATAATATAGAGTAAGTAGCATAACGACAGGGGTCGATTATATGATTGTGCTTATCTTCTGGAGTGTTTGTAAGCATACCTGCTTTATCTTCCTTCCATTTGTAATTCCTGAACTCTGAGATAGCATTTGTAGATGTGGATACTATATGAATCTTGTACCTCTTTAATAAATCAATACCTGCATTAACAGAATCCTTACCTTTAATACTTGGAAATATATTGTGTCCCATAGTTCTAAGTTCGCTGATAAGTCTTGGTTCTGCTGAATCAGCATATATTGGATTGCTTAATAACTTCTCTTCTTTTAGGAATTGGTTTATATCACTTGTAGTCATTTGAGTTCTATAGAGATGCTCCTTGATATATAAATCGTGACCTAGTGTGTATACAGAGACAAGCGTACTAGGATCGTTAGAATAGCCAAAATCCATTCCATATGCTATAAGGTTTGCATCTACTGGAATAAGAACAGTTTCTGAATATTTGAATATGGTTGATCTAGATGCAGCCCTTTGACCTAAGCCATAAATTTGCCAGTACTGTTCATCTGTATCTCTTAGCCTTTCAATTTCTTCTTTAATGGAATCCTCAACAAATGGATTATCTAAGTATGTAGTTTTAAAGAATGCACAATCTTCTCTTGGTAATACCTTATCATATATCCAATGATATTCATCAGATGGATTAAAGTCTAATACAATCCTCTCTTGTGTTCTAAATACTAACTGTTGCCAGTCTTCAAAATATAATTCATTACCCTCGTTGATAAACAATAGGTCTCGTTTACGGCCTCTTATCTTAGTTGGTTGATCCAAAGATATAAACTCAACTAGGTTATTAAATAGGTGATATTCTGAGTTAGATTTATTATGGAATAATTCACTATAGATTTTGTGTGATTGTAGTATACCCATAAAGTCTCTAAGAACTGTAGCCCTTAAACTAGGGAATGATTTCCTGCATATTGTAATAACCTTATTATTATTATTAGCACAATACTCAAAGATAATCCATAGTAATATATTATAAGTTTTACCAGACCTAGTACCACCCTGCTCAACTATAATTTTCTTATCACTATTTAATAAATGCTTATAGACTATATTAGTCCTTATCTCCAATTCTGTCAATGATCTCTATTTTAAATTTAGTAGGCATTCCCTCTGCTCCTGTTATTTCTTGCCTCTCAACATAGCCTCTATTTTTCCCTTTAGTCTTTAAATAGAATATTGTTGCTGAGGTTGAATCTGCTGCTATTTGCTTATGCAGTTGGCTCTCTGCAAAATCCAATGCTACATTCTCTATATCCTTAACCTCTCTATAAAAATCTTTATCCTCATTCATCCATTTATAGAATGTGCTTCGAGGTACATCTGCTTTTTTACAGGCTACTGTAACCACTCCTAAACTCTTCTCTAATGACTTTAATAATGATTCCTTTTTTATGTGTCTACTTTTGTCCATTACTTTTTATGTTTTTGTGCTATTATTTTAGGTACACAATTATTCCATTTGATTTTGTGATGCAGTCTTTTGCTATCTTTTTTATTACCCATTAATCCTATCTTAACTGCTGAAGGCATAAATATAATAGAATAAAATGATTTAACATATGTACCATTCTCAAGATATATATCAGTCATACCTCCTTTGGTCTTTTGGGTTTGTGCTTGTTTAACTGAAAATTGATTTAAAGTAAAAAAGACACCACCTTGTGATGCTAA